GAGTACCGAGGACCGCAGGGACAACGGTGGACGGAGTCCAGTTGGGGCAAATACGTTGATAATTTCAGATTGGTATTGGGTGCGAAACACAATCTTCCAACCTATGAAACAATTTTAAAACATCCATTCTTTAGTAGTGCACCAAAGAAGAACCCCGTTGTTCGTATACTCAAAAAGGTTCTACCATCAAAGAAAAAGAAAGCGGTCGCCGCTCCCCGCCCTCCACAGCCACCCGTGCGTAGCGGGAGTGCTAATCAGTCAAGTGCCATTCGCCGCGCCGTGGCTGTTCTCCAGAAGAATGCTGAAAAGAAGAAGATGCCACTAAAAAGACCCGGTGTTGCCAGGGTTAAATCTCCAAATGCAGCTCCTGTAGCCACGAAACAGAGACCAAAGATATCAATCAACAAGAATGGTAACACCAAAATTGACAGACGGAAGTGTCGTCTCTATAAAAAGGGTGATTTGGCGAAGATGTTCAATTTAGATCCAAAATTGACCAAGGACCAAATGTGCAGACTCATAAAAAATATGTAATGTATAATATACAATAATGCGCCGTAAACAATTGACAAAAATCGCCCTAGCTGTCATTGCTATTTTTATTCTTTTCCGTATGACAAAAAGTTCAGCTCCAAGCGGGGGAAAATGGACTGTGTACGGGAGCAAGGAATGTGGCTGGACTGTGAAACAGTTGAACTATATGCGGCAGAAAGGAAAACCATACAAATTTGTAGATTGTGAAAAAGGTGGGTGTTCGGGTATGGAAGCCTTCCCAACCCTTGTGAGCCCAGATGGCGAAAAGATTGTGGGTTACCGTGAAATCTAAATACTCTAATTACTCATAAGTTGAATGTTTCAGCTTATCAATAATGAATTATTGGATTTTTATAAGAATATTTAAGCTTTAATAATGCTCAATGAAAGGGCGAGAATGAAAGCGTCAAGCAAGGTGTTAATTGGCTTGAGAGCGCTAATGTGCTTAACAAGGGATCTGTTCCACGCGAATCGGAGTACGAAGGTCGCGATGAGAATATTGAGAATAAAGAGGAGAATCTCTGTGAGCATATCAGACTTGGTTTCGGATTTGGCGACGCGTTCGACGACCTGCATTTTATTAAATAGCTATATTTTTTTCTGTATCAATTACAAATGAAGAACCTCCCCACCAGTGGTTCCGAAAGAAAGTTCACCAACCGTCGTTGGGGGACTGCCACCGGTAAGGGTAATAATAATTGTTATGCATACGCCGTGGGTGATTATGAGGCTTACCGCTGGCAGAAAAGTATTCCAGGTGATAGATCGGGTCTTTCAAACAAACCAAATGATTACACAACTTGTACTGGACTTCCAAAAGCTGTTCTGTCCGATAACCCTGGAAAGGTCTATCGCGCGAAACCTGGTGAAAAGTGTAAGAAGGGATACTATAAGGTCATGATGTTTGTGTGTCCTGGAAGACCAACAAATTACATTCGCCAAGGGGACTTTCACTTCTATGTTCAACACAGGGTCGTGGAGTATCGTGTTAAACCCGGTGATACACAGGAATCGGTAGCGAAATTCTTCAAGGTGCCACTCTCTCGTGTAAAGCGCGCTGGTAAGTTTGCACCAAATAAGAGAATAGCTTTCCGAGCCAATGTTTTCAGCCACAAGCGGGGGTGGGCAACGGGGCCGCTTCTGGTTGATGCATCTGGCAAGGCAATTAAAGACCCACGAAAGGCGGATAGGAACTACCCTGGTCTAAACTATGAGCGATATTGTAGCTCATTCTGCGTCAAGGATAAGGGGATCAAGGTCGGAAAGACCCATCCCAAGGTCCGCAAGAATGCTCTCTAGATCTAGCGTATTTTCAACATCAAAAGAAATATTAAATATATCCATTAAATTGAAAACGTCTTCATTCTCCAATAACACAGTATTAGATTGTTCTGTGTAATTGTTCTGAACCGTCACTGTCACCTTAAATTGCGAAACGTCAAAAACTTTTCTACATACGGGACAGGTATTCTTACCTTTATTTCTCCATTCCTCTAGACAGTGGGAATGAAACATATGTCCACACCGAAGAGGGATATTGGTCCTTGTTGACCTTACCTCATTGAGACATATGGCACATTGTGACATTCTAGAGTATGGTTTTAAAGTTTTTATCGGGATTTATCACACTGTCTAATAGGTCGCTGACATATCAGTGTATTTGTTGCATGGGTCACAAGAAGAACGGGATTGTTCTTGGAGCTTGGACAAAAACTCTGGACCCTTTTTTTGGAGGGCTTGTCGGAAAGAATAATTGTCTTCGAATTTGATACCATTTTGTTGCATCAAATAGTTGTTGGTAAGTTGGGCTGAGGAGTGAATGGTAAAACATCGCCCGTCTGACATTCCAAGTCGTTGAGACATCTTTATTAAAATACAACTAGAAATTAATTTACCTAAGCACTGGTCATTTTATCAGTTTTTACATCCCATGTAATCGTTGCCTTTATAGCTTCATCTTTGGTGATGGCCCTGGATCCCTTGGGGTCAACGGGAGTAATCCCGTTGACCGTCTTTGAAAGTTCTATTATAGTGTTTCTCAAACGGTGTTTACAACACGAACGACGGTTTGTAATTATAACCTTTTCAATCTCATATTCTTCACCAAGATCTATTAAGAACCATTCAAAATCGCCGTTATTGGTATGTACAAAATTGTCCTTATTTCCGTCTACAAGCATGGGTGGATTAAAACGTCCGGGGTGTGATATAGAACTTTGTGTAACCGTTTTACCCTTAGCAACATTTATACCCCCCGCGAATACTTCACATTCAGCGATGTTCATCCAATGATCATTACCATCCTTTTTGCGTGAAATTCTCACATACCTGTATTTTGGAGGCGGTGCCATACCTACCGCACCTGGGTTCATTACTGCAAATGCGGCACTGGCGGCCATCGAAGATGAACAAGCGACCAAACCAAGAATAGCTACTTTGCTCATATTTACAATAGTTTTAGAAATTTAATCTCCTGTTCGTAATCGTGTGAAGCCACGAGGTGAAACCTTTTGCCTTCAAGTGTTCAACCATGGATTCACATTTGTATCCCAAGAATACATTAAACACATCCTTTTCCACCGTTGGTGATACACGAATCTGAGAATCTTCGTTGATGTGCTGATTGATAATATTATAGGCAAATGCAATCTCCTTGAGTGTCTCGGCGCCAGTGATGATAATCTTACCTGTTGAGAAGATACTGGTTGTAATTTCCTTCATATCCTGGGATGGGCGAAATTTGATCTTAACAGCGGAATATCTGTCTGGTTCAAAAGAGACCTTGAAAATGTCTGGATGATTCTCAAAGTGTTGGGAAACACGCATGAGATTGATATTGTAGTTGAGAGAGAAGTTGGAGTTAATCATGACAACCCTGAAAGAATCAACTGGTACTTGTACTTCTATTCCCAGAAAGGTCTTGAAGATGTAGGTCAACTGAGTGATGATTCTCTTACAATCAAAGAGGTCACAACATCCCGCAACCTGAATAGATCCATTGGGGAACACCTTGACAGACTTGGTACTGTAATTGTCATGATATGTGAGAGTAACCTGGTTGTAAAAGGTTGTGGGTTTCAACTTCCATTCAAAACCACAATCACCTTCGGTACCTGCGCGTCTCAACTTGAACGAACCTATTTTTTCGAAAATACTGCGAAGTTTCTTAATATCAATATCCTGGATGAAGCTCGAGACCATAGTGATTGTCGTAATCTTTATCCAGGAAGGTCTTATCTCCTCAGGAAGTTCTTTCATAAACTCATCAAGAGTGAGAAGATATGAAAAACTATTATTGGCAATAGCCGAATACATTATGTGTAGCAGTTCCTGAGTTTTAATTGATTTTGGGGGGAGTTTGGATGACTTAGGTGCTTACTCACATCTTACAGCACTTATAATTATACCTAAATTTACCCCGTCCTCGAAACGCTCGACCGTTTCTTACAAGCTTGAATCCTGTAATAACTTCATTTCGGCCGCATTTAACATCATGACGATCAAGGTAAATACTCATTCGATGTTCCTGATTCCAACCGGTATTCTTATTATGACAACTGCCAGTCGCCTTTTTCGCGTTACACGAATAATCGTATCGTATCTGATTACCTCTTGGTCTGACAAGTCTAAACTTACTCAGAGGATTTTTACCGCAGTCTACATTGTGTCTGTCCAAGTATATGGTATGACCTCCACCCCAGTGATTAGCCCCGGTTCTCTTATGGTGAAACGTTCCGTTGTTTATACCATCGAGACACTTGTATTTGTAATTAATTTGATTACCTCTTGGTCTACGAAGTCTAAACTGATTCAACCCATCATTGCCGCAATTAACTGTGTGACGATCTAAATATATACTATTTCCTCCACCCCAGTGATTGGGTTTGGTTTGTTTGTTGATGAGTTTATAAGATTTAGGGGCTGGTCTTGGAGCCGGTCTTGGAGCTGGTCTTGGAGCCGGCTTTGGAGATGGCCTTGGAGCCGGCTTTGGAGATGGCTTTGGAGCTGGCTTTGGAGCCGGCTTTGGAGATGGCTTTGGAGATGGCTTTGGAGATGGCTTTGGAGATGACTTTGGAGATGACTTGGGGGATCCCGCCGCCTTTGCTCCGGTTGCCCGGGTTGGGGTTGATGATTTATCATCCCCTCCTCCCATTAGCATGGCAGCGACTGAAGAAGAAGAGCACATTACCACGACACCAACTACGGCCATGATCTTAGCTCGCTTGGATATCTTGGACATCTTTTATACTATACTTAGAGATTAAAGTGGAGTGTTGATCAATGATGTCATCCTTCATTAAATCGGCCCTAGCTGTGTATGATGTTGAATCTGATTTAGAATACGTCGAGATTGAACATGAACGATTTGTTAGGGGTAAAGGTTACAATACATATAGGGATTACATTAACACAAAACCCTTGGCTGACTGGGTTAAGATTACTTCCAAAACACAATCCATTCCGTATGAGAAATTCTTAGATACGATGTGCGAAAAGACCCTTGAAGTTCGCCAGAAAATGGCTGAATTGGCCCTTGAAAACATCCTATCCGATAAAAGAGATATACATACATATATCCGCACGGCCCACGCGAGTAAAATTCTTGATCCCACATTCCAACCACCTTGGATTAATATTAAGAGTGCTTGGCAAAGGGAGTTTATCCGAAAGTTTTGTGAGGATACACTGGCCGATTTAATACAAAGAACAACCGAAGAATCAAGACTTGAGTACTTTTTTAACGTTTTATGTAATATAGAATAGTAAAAATGAATATGAGAATTATCAACCAACCGGTAATGGAAAACCGGGGTTTATTTGCCACACCAACTCTAATAAGATCACCAAGTGGTCGTTTAACGACGAAACCCCGATCTATATTTCGTCGTGGGTGCAATGGTTTAGATAAAGGACATCTATCGTTGACACCTTTACATAAAGCGTAATCACAAAAAACGCTTTTAGATGGTTCTTCAATACCCGACTCTTTACGAGTCTTAGAAAAATCTGCGAAATCTCCCGTTTGTCCCACACCCCCTGGAAGGGAGAAATCATGCGTGACAAATGGATTGACATCATTTATAGCATCTTCATCATTGAGCATATACTTACTCATAGTTATATTTACGTCAGATTATATTTTTTCGTCTTCATTTTGGTGCGATGTTCCTCCCACATTTTGTCCAGATCAACATCCAACATGTGAGCTAGTTGAAATAGATAACTAAATACATCACCCATCTCCATCATAACATCTGTACCCCTTTCCTTCTTAAGACCGGTCTTCTTGTATGTCTTTTTATATTGGCGAATAGCTGAGGCAAGTTCACCGACTTCTTCGGTAAGTAAAAGCCAGACCGTGTCTACTGCAGCACGGTCCCACCCCTTGGATTTACACACCTTTTCGGTTTCTGATTTATAATAATTGAGGCTCATCTTATTTTGTTAACGACGCAAAACTTTAATTGATTCCGATCTTATTATTTTTATCAACCTTGTTGCCATATGTACTTGTGTTTTTGGGAAGATCCAGGGGGGCGTTGATTGTATCTATATCTTTAATATACGACATATATTGAGAAACGCCAGTTTGGATATGACCTAAAGCCATTTGAATGACACGTGCATTCATTTCTTGAACTTGTTGATTCACATGAGAGTGGTGGTTGCCCGCGTTGTTAATGAACACGACGCGCATGATTCCATACAAGTCATCTGGGTTTTGACGATCGATTGCAATCCCAGTCTTGTTCTTGAATGTTTGACGAATTCCACGCTGAAGAAGATTTTGGTTAAACTCGGAAAAGTACAGGGTGTTGAGTGGAGTCTCACACTGCTTGAGGGAGTCGAGGTGGAGGTTATCACACATTTAATATACCCCTGGAAAAAAAACTCCGTCAATACTAAATGTTGAACTTCGCCGACTTCGACAAAGTTTACGAAAACAAACCTAAGAACGTTGAGCAAATTCCATGCAAACCCCCAGCCTGCTTCGTTGGATCATATGCTCCAGTGAGTGAAGTAGGCAAGGAAGGTCGCTTCCACAACAACACATATTTTCTTCAGACGAGTCGCAGCAAGGAAATTGCTGGTCCAGTTCCAGTGCGAAGTAGTGACCTTAATAAATGCAAGAAGTAAGTTAAAAATAAAACACGAATATTAATTAGTAAACATGAGAGTCGTTAAGCGCTCAGGTCGTATTGAGGATATGAGATTTGATAACATCACCAATAGGATCAAGAATCTAACGTATGGACTCTCGGAAAATTGTGACTCTTCTAAAGTTGCTCAGCAGGTTGCCTCGTCTCTTTACGATGGCATTACCGCCCAGGAAATTGACACCCTTTCAGCGGAAGTTTGTATCGGTATGATTACAGTAGATCCAGACTATGAAATACTCGCAACTCGTATCACCGCCAGTAATATTCAAAAGGTATGTCCCAATAATTTCCACATTTCTATGAAAAAACTATCAAAGGCTGGGATTGTCACGGATGAAGTTGCTCGCGTCGCTGGACGCGTGAGAGACGACATCAATACCAAAAGAGACTACGATTTTGGTTATTTTGGTCTCAAAACCCTGGAAAAATCATATCTTCAGCGCCTTGACGGCATTCTGATGGAAACTCCACAATATATGTTTATGAGAGTTGCTATCGGTATCCATGGTGACGATATTTCATCTGTTTTGGGAACCTACGATAAAATGTCCCAGGGTCTGTTCATCCATGCAACGCCAACTCTCTTCAACGCCGGTACACCAAGACCGCAGATGTCCAGTTGCTTTTTGATCGCAAATAAAGAAGACTCAATTAATGGTATATATGGAACTTTGACGGAATGTGCGCAGATTTCCAAATGGGCTGGAGGTATTGGTATGCATATACATGACGTGAGAGCCAATAAGTCTCGTATTAGAGGCACAAATGGTCAATCAGATGGCATTATTCCCATGCTTCGCGTATTTAACGCTACAGCTCGTTATGTAAATCAGGCCGGTCGCCGAAAGGGTAGCATTGCCGTGTACATAGAGCCATGGCATGCGGATATCATGGAATTTCTTGAATTGAGACTCAACCAGGGGGATGAAGAGGCGAGGTGTAGAGACCTATTTTCCGCATTATGGATTCCAGACCTATTCATGAAAAGAGTGGAAGAGGGTGGTAAATGGAGTCTATTCTGTCCGGATAAGGCACCTGGCCTTTCTGACGCCGTTGGTGAAGAATTTGAAGCCCTCTTCACCAAGTATGAAGAGGAGGGTAGAGCGAGTGCGACTGTACCAGCCACGGAAGTCTGGAAGGCTATTCTCAAGTCACAGACGGAGACTGGTACTCCATATATGTTGTACAAGGATGCATGCAATAAAAAGTCAAATCAAAAGAATTTGGGAGTAATTAAGAGTTCAAATTTGTGTACAGAAATTTTAGAGTATACTGATAAGGATGAGACAGCTGTTTGCAATCTGGCGTCGATCGCCCTTCCAAAATACGTCGATGAAGAGACTCGCACGTTTGATTATCAAAAACTTCATGAAGTCACAAAGATTGTCACCAAAAACTTGAATAGAGTTATTGATCGTAATTTTTATCCTGTCGAAACTGCCAGAAAGTCAAACATGAGACATCGTCCTATTGGTCTAGGTGTTCAAGGACTCGCCGATGTATTTATTTTACATCGGGTTGCGTTTGATTCGGACGAGGCCAAGGAGATTAACTCGCGAATATTTGAGACAATGTACCACGCAGCCTTGGAAGCGAGCTGTGAATTGGCGCAGATCGATGGTTCATATGAAACTTTCGAGGGTTCTCCGGCGTCACAGGGGGTGCTTCAATTTGACATGTGGGGTGATGACACAAAGTTAAGTGGTATGTATGACTGGGGTTCCCTCAAAGAGCACATCAAGAAAAATGGTCTTCGTAACAGTCTCTTGATGGCGCCAATGCCTACCGCATCGACCGCCCAGATTTTGGGAAATAACGAATGTTTTGAACCATATACAACTAATATTTACCTTCGAAGAACCCTTGCGGGAGAGTTTGTGGTTGTGAATCGTCATCTTGTTGAAGACCTCAAGAAGATTGGTATTTGGTCTAAGGACATGAAGGACTTAATGGTGAAGGCTGGTGGTTCTATTCAGAATATTGTGGACATCCCAGATGAGATCAAGAAGCTGTACCGCACAGTTTGGGAAATCAAGATGAAGGATATTATCGATATGGCTGCGGACCGTGGCCGTTTCATTGATCAAAGCCAAAGCATGAACCTCTTCATGGAGAGTCCCACATTGTCCAAGTTGTCGTCCATGCACATGTATGCATGGAAGAAGGGACTCAAAACGGGGATGTATTATCTGAGATCAAAGGCAAAGGCGCGACCAATTCAGTTCAGTCTTGAACCAGACTGCGTCGCGTGCTCAGCTTAAAGTTTTGATAGGTTAATAAGTTAGAAAAATGTCCAAAATTACCGACGCTATCGAAAATTTGGAAATTTCCGAGTTTAACAACCGAAAGATTGTTCTCTCAACGAAGGATGGTATTCCCATGAGGATTCAATTCCCACGGTTATACATGCCTTTCGGTGTTTCGGGATTCACCCCAGAAGTTGGAGCTACAAAATACAATATTGATTTTGCAATGAAGGGTTACGACGAAGATGGAAGTTATATTAAAAAGTTCTACGACTCTTTACGAGAAATTGAAAATAAAATCATCGATGCCGTTGTTGAGCAGAGTGAAAAGATCTTTTCTAAGAAGATGACCAAGGACGAGCTTGTTCCAATGTTTAATTCAAATGTTAAGGAACATCCCGACCGTGAACCAAAGTTTCGTGTGAAGGTTGACATAGACCATAATGAAATGATCAAGGCGGCGGTCTACGATGCGAATAAAAACCCCATCAAGACCGAAGTCTCCAATGGTCTCTATGCAAGAAATAGTGGACATTCTATTGTTGAACTCAATAGTGTGTATTTCTTGAACAGAAAGTTCGGTTGTACTTGGAAATTAAATCAATTGGTGGTATATGAACCACAAAATCTCAAGGGTTTCCAGTTCCAGATCTAATCAACTGGTTTACTTGTTGCCATTATTTTTATTCAATAAAAGAAGGTGATATATGATTTGAGCCTCCTTAAGAAGTTTACCCTGAATCTTGGTAAATCTCTTAGGGTCCAAACCTAACTTGATCTTAGCCAACTTAACAGACTCGTCCCATTTAATGAGACTCATTCTTATAGTACATCTACAAATTTTTACGCCATCTTCTTCAACTTCTTTTTGTAAGCGGCTGTACCTTCCTTTGGTTGGAGGGCGAACTTACCCTTCTTTGGCTTGAACGCCTTGGTCAAGTGCTTCTTTCCCTCCTTCTTCATTCGCGCAATGGCGGACTTATGCGCTTGGACAGACTTAATCTGACCATCATTTGGATCCAACATCAAATCCCGTTGGGCAAGACCCCCTGAGGTTCTATCCGCGGTTCCATGGAATACTTCGGCGCGGCTTCCGACTGACATTTTATATATATTAAGCGAATATTTTTTTGATATCCAAGATTGAAATTTTTTCTGTAGTTCTTTTCACAGGGATCTGTCTCTGTATTCTTTCGTCGTTTAGAACCTTTGAACACACGATTGATTTGTGACCTTGAAGAGCCATCATTTCCTCCTCCACGCTCACAAATGTATCCGTTTCCTTGTATATTAACTTTTTGACATATACTATCTTCGTCTGGCCCGTTCGATGACTACGCCCAACAGCTTGTAGCTCGGTGGCAGGATTCCACGAAGGACCCGTGATATACACGCGCGTCGCCTCTTGAAGATTGAGACCTTGGCCACCTGATTTGATTTGAATGATGAATACCGCACCCGGTGGCGCATTTTTGAACAAATTGACCTGATTATCACGCTCATCCTTTGGTACCGAACCGTCAATACGAAAAGTGGGGCGTTCCATATTCTTCTGAATGTAGTCCATTTCACCCCTGAATTGACAGAAAACGAGGGTCTTTTCATGTGGGTGTGATTTAATCATACGAAAGAGGGTCTCCATTTTATTGGATCTCCCAATCCACTGTTCTGGTTGTGTTCCATTCTGTTTGGCAATACCATCCAGGTACATTTGTGGAAGAATACAACACTGACGCGCTCTAAGAAGACATTCCAAAATGAGCATATTTTTTGAATTGAGACTGACAGCATGCTTGAATGCATCTTTGATTATACCTTGTGCACCCTGAAACACAAACTCGTAGAGTTGTCTCTCGTCATGAAACATATCAAGTTCAACATTTTCAAAGTGACACGGAGGAAGTTCCAATCTACTGTTTATCTTTGCCAGATCATCCTTTGTGCGACGAAGAATGTAGATATCGTGGATCTTGTTAGTCATTCCTTGAACGAGGGATTTTTCAATCCCAAGGAACGCACAAAGAGATACAAAGTCTTTCATAGAGTTAAACACGGGAGTACCGGTCACGATCCATCTGATACTAGTCTTGAGCCTACATACACTCTTGAACAACTTGGAACTTTTGTTGCGAATCTCATGAGCTTCGTCCAAAATCACCCTATCCCATACATTCATATGAATAGGGGTATCTTCTATAGTTGAAAGGAGGGAATATGGGGTAATGACGACATCCGCCTCCTTAAGGTATCTCTTCGGTCCATCAAAGAGATGTACGGAAAGTTTAGGAGCAAATTTCTTAATTTCATTCGCCCACTGTGTGATAATAGACTTGGGTACGACAAGTAGAGTACTCTTTTTGGGGTTTCCAAGCATCGTGGCAATTAATTGCGCACTTTTTCCTAGTCCCATTTCATCGCAGAGAAATCCACCTTTGGGACCAGATAATTGATTTTCCATAGTGAGCATCCAAAGGACACCTTCGCGTTGATAGGGTGCAAATAGCCTACCATTGAAGTTGTCCTTTGCAAGGTTGTATTGCTGTTCAATAGTCATTTGGGTTTATTTTTTTACATAGATCTGAATGACTTAGGTGATCTACTTAAAAGATAGAAATCATGTTATTCAAGAATGTCTAGAGATACGATTATTGAATGTTTAAAGGCCCACGCACAAGGCATGATTGCCAAACATCGCGCTAATGTAGAAATATATCTATCAAACCCTGTGGGTATTGGCGAACATTCCGATGTAATGGAAGCCATCGAAATAGAACTTGATTCAGTTGCAAAATATAACGACAGACTTGAAATGATCAATAAATACATTAAAGACCACGATCCAAGTTTGAATAACTAAAATGATTAGACCAAGCCCGCGATGGCTGAAACAACAAAATTTTAAACCAGTAACGGTCGCAAGTTCGATAAAGACGTCTGGAAAATCCAAAAAATATTTAAAATTACTGCGTGATGAATGCGAACGTTTACATAAAAGGAACACCGAACTCCGAGTTCGTCTCGCAGAAAAATATTCATTCGCGGAACATACAAAAGAAATAACAAAACACAGGGCACTTTGGTATATAGAATCCAGTCACAGAAGAACGGACCTTCTTATACAAACCCTGGAAAAAACAAACGACGAAAATATAAAACAGCTCACGGAACTATCGACCCTATTGACCGAAGCGATAGCTAATTTTGACAAGGGAGCCTAATAGTCATTATATACATCCTCCTCTGAAAGTGCTTGAACCTGGCACGTGGGGGGCGGAACTTCCTTTTTCTTTCGCTTTTTCTTTTCCTTTGGTTTAGGTAACTCATCTATGTGTTCCCTAAAGTAGAGGACTTTGTCCCAGAACGCTTTCATGACTGGAAGGTATTTCGCAAACCATTCTCTATCACGAGGAACAACAGTAACATCAAACACAGCTTCGTTGGGCCAGGAAATTTCAATTGGTGCGTATTGGACAAAAAAACAGCTCTCCACATCCATTATCTCCATGCATAGTTGAATTTGAGCTTGGTAATGCAGAGGTACTTGACCCGGTATGATCTTACGACGCATAGGGCATTTAATTTCAACCAAACAGTTTGAATCTGTAAGTCCATCTGGCGATCCACCCAGCCACGAATGTTCTGGATGTGGAATTAATCCAAGTTCATTCACCTTTTCACCAGATTGTTCTTCAAACATTTCGATCGCAACTGGTTCCATCTTGGTACCCCATTCAGTTGCTTCGTTCCCAGTAAATTTTTCACCGAGTCCACATTTTTTGAGAAGAAGGTCGTCGGGTGTCTGATATGAGTTTGTACCAATAGCCGACGCTGCATCACTTGCAGTGAGCATGTTTCCACGGAGTTTCAGCCATGCTTCTGATCTCTGTTCATCATACTCCTTGTCAAGCAACCTTTTAACATTAGGATGCATCCTGATTTAATTTATTATGGATTGTAATTTTTAAGCTGTTCAAAGAATGCACGAGCAGCTAATTGTTCAGCCTGCTTTTTACTTTTAGCCTGTCCCCGCCCCGCAAATTCACCATTTATATACGCATCAATATAGAAATCACCTTCGTGATGACCCATGACCCTATAATCTGGTAAAGGGGCGTTCGTGATCTGACAGTATTTCATTAGATGATCCTTATAGTTATCATCAATCATAATACATTTCAAATCCACGTATTTTGAGTCGTTGTAAATCCTGAGCACAAACTCTTTTGCATGAAGAAGGCCGAGATCCATATAAATCGCACCCACAAGGGCTTCAAATACATCTTCTAGAATCTTTGGGTTGTTATTCCAACCATTCCGGATACCCTTCTCATCCATAAGAACCAACTTATTGAGACCCAATTTTAATGCAATATCAGCTAAAGTTTCACTACGAACAAGTTTTGTTCTAGCTTTTGTAAGGAAACCTTCTTGCCGTGATTCGAAACGATCGAAGAGGAATTTTGTAATTATAAAACCTAATACAGAATCACCCATAAACTCAAGGGTTTCAAATGACTCTTTACATTGTTCATATTCTTTGAGGGCGGATTTATGAGTAAAAGCGCGTTGGTAGAAAGATAGATTTTTTATCTTTGTGCCAACCAGATTTTCAATATCCTGTTGATTGAAGTTCATATTATTTAGTTGTGTTATTTTTTTAAGCTTTTTTCACGTAATGTGGAGAGAGGTACTTTTGGAGGTTAAGGTAGGTTACAGTTACATCCGCTGGTGGCTGCAAAAGATCCTTCAACTTGTCGTCGAGGATGAGTTGGCGGCCGTTTTCTGGGTGCTTGAGTCCCTTTTCAGTGATATACTTATTAATCGCCTTGGTGACCTCGGATCGGGAAATGAGTTCGCCTTCGGCAAGACCCAAGAACCCGCGCAACTTAGGCGTTACTTCCTGTTTTCGGTTGAATCCATTGTTCGCGGCGCGAGCCTTAGCCTTCTCACCGTCCGGGTCTTCCTGCGTGTTTTTGACCTTGCGTACGAGCTTGGTGAGGGCCTTGACCTCAGAGCGGAGGGCGGTAAGTTCGGATTGAATAGTTTCCAGAGACATCTTATACATTTCTTATGGAGTTAATCTTTAAGTAGCATAAACCAGAAACAAGACTACAAGTGTTACCAACGCGATTGGTATAATGTCTAATTCGTTAATTTCGTCAGTTTTTTCTTTTATAGGCTCTGGTTCTTTTATAATACGAAATGGTTGTCTTGGACCTATACCCTTTACCTGACCCGGACACCCACCAGCACAACAATCCACTGGACACTTTGACAAACCAGCACCCTTTCTGCTCGCACAAAATTGATTTGTCATTGGATTGCCTTTACCCGCATGTGCGTAACATCGGCACTCGGCGATGATATTGCAGACCATTTATAATATCACAATATAATAATGGACACGGAAATTTATTCAGAGGTTGTGATCAATAGATTTTTGAAGAAAAATTTATTTTTCAATGACTCGGTACTCGAAAAGTATTACAATGATAATAATTTATCGGCTTTCAGAAATAGGGTCCAACGACTTCACAAAAAAGAAAGCTTTGAAAAGGTTGTCTACGCAATAGTCACCGACACAATTCGTGATATTGTTCTTAAAACAGTAGGCGACATTTCCGATTTTCTCAAACCCATGGGTGATATCGTAATCTCGGGGGGTGAGGCGTTTAATATGCACCTTGAACGCAAGAATCGATTGGTAACGAGCGACATAGACACAAAGTTCATTCCAAGAATGCCATATGATTCAAAATATTTCGGAAAACTTCAGGCTATTAAACTTTTATTATGGAATAAACTTGGTGAAGTTTCCAAAAATATTAACATGAAAGTAAAACAGCGTCTCTCAAAACCCACAAAGTTGAATAGATTTATCGGCTTGGGGTTTTCGGAAAGTGGTCCGTATGTGACAAGGAGATATATACTTATTAAAAAACTGAAGAAGGGACGTGGCGGACAGCCGACAAGAGGCGATGTATTTATTGATGTCGAATTATTTGCGCTCGATTTGAATTTGCGATACTTCACAATAAACACTGGTAAAATTACAAAGCAGGTTCTCGGTGGTATTTTGGATATACCGTTCATGCGCCCCAAGGAGTTTGGGTATGAAGTCATTGAATCTAAGAAAGCTGGTGTTACATATAAAAATAAAAACACTAACGCGATGGTCCACGACAAACGTATATACGTGGCAGGAAAGCGTTTCTTGCTCGATGATGTGTACCTCATGCAGAAATTAGGTCTTAGACCAGAAAAGAAAGAGAAGGATAGACAGCGTATGTATAAATTGTCAAAATTGATCAATAAATTTGTAAATATCAAACCATCAGATGATATCAATACAATTTATAACCACGTGCATAATAAAATAAAATCAGTTAGGAGAACAACTCCTCGTTATACGAGAGTAAATATGTCACTGGCTGCCAAAGTCAATCCGTATAAATACCAGGAATATACAACAAAACCCCAGGCTGATCGCATTGCGAAACAGTTTGTATATGGATTAAAAACATCCGTTCCGAATATCAACATCCCAGGGTTTTCCAAGACGCATGCAAACCAGCGTTTTAATCTTAAAAAGCAGGAATGGGTGAAAAACAAATCAAATATTTATGTGAAAAATGAATATAATTATAGATTAACAAACACAGCAAATTTGCCCGAATTTATTCATGTATCTAAACTATTATATGGCCACAAACCAGTCCGTGACAAATGGGTATCACCTGAAATCATAAAACGGTCGGCACAAATACCATTTGTTGGTTTAAAGAATTGAGACTCGTAACAGGTATAATGTTGTATAACTCTCCAGTAAAGGGAGATGACGGTTTGTACTTTGTGAAAGCGCTCACCGATGAAAAGAGAAAGTGCTTTGTTCAGCTCAACAGGGTTACACTTTCTGAAATTTCGAATGAACTTGTATTCGATTTGAACAGCGACGTAAACAAGTCGAAGATACAGGCTATCGATGACGGAAATTTGGCTGCGGCACAAGAAAACTGTAACGAGTGGTTCGGAAAGCAGTTGAGTGACAGTGTTATTAACAGTGCGTATACTCCAAGCCAGAATGTGAATGGTCAGATTACAGGCGAATGTGTCGCAATCACCAAAATTTTTAACAGTGACCAGGAGATTGTTGATGTTGATTTCATGAAACAGGGGAGAAAGTGTAATGTTATTTTGGAATTCTCTGGACTCTGGTTCGCCAAAAAGGCCTTTGGGTCGGCATGGAATGTTGTTCAGGTCAAGGTCTTCGATGAGCCAAATCTCGAAGTCTACCCAGAAGAGTATGCCTTCCAAGACGATGATGACGAAGCTCAGTAAAAAAATTAAATTGTTGATCATATATAAAAGATAATGAAGGGTCGAACTCAAAACCTCATGATGTTGGTTGCTATTGCCGCCTTGGTTTTCTTACTCTTTAACGCGAACAAATCAAACTACTCCATCACCGAAAACGAATATGCCCCGTTTGAATTTGCGCCATCACCAGCGGCGTCTGGTTCGTCCAAGGGCGAAGGTAGTTGCGCCATGCGCAAGGGGACTGGCTTGGCGTCTAGTCTTCTTCCACGGGAGGTTGCTTCCCAGGAGGACTTCGGTCAGTTTGCTCCAGAAGATGTTCTCAAGGGCCAAAATTTCCTTGAACCACGCCAACAAACTGGATACCCAGAGACGGTTGGTGGTGCCCTTCGCAACTCTAACCAACAAATCCGTGCGGATCCACCAAATCCAAAGGATGGTTATGTCTGGAATAACTCCACCATAGTTGCCGATGGCATGCAGCGCGACTTGTGCTAATTTTGCTTAAAGATTAGACCATAGCTTTATATAATAATGTCAGTACCTACCGAACTTTCTGAGAGCGTTTCCAAGCTTGTGGAACTCTCGAAACAACTCACTGAAGCAAAATCTGATATCAAAATCCTCGCCCAAGAAGAGAAGAGACTAAAGGAGAAAGTCCGGAGTCATATGGTTGGTCAGGGTATTGATACCATTAACCTCAGGAAAGGCAAAATTAGCCTCCGAAAATCCGTACGCAAGGGATCTATGAATAAAGATGCAATTCGTGAAGGTCTTCTCGTATTTTTTGGTGGGGATGAAGCCAAGGTAGAGGGAGCCCTTAACGCCATTCAGGACAACATTAAAGTAAAAGAATCAACTTCACTCTCGTTAACAGGGATAAAAGATAAGCCCCAGAATTAAGTAAGAACATAACCATGGTTTGGAGTCAATATGTCTATGAAGCTACAGCGGGATATGATGTTACCCATAGTGATGATGATATTGAAGAATGTGATGAAGATATTCATCTCAGTATTGATGATTGGCAAATCAAATACTCAGATGAACTATGGGAACTGTGGAGACGTGTTGAACAACTTATTCACGATGCATTCCTTGAACATACACTCATGACGGAATGTACATTTTCCGATTTCGCGGAGTTTTGTTACAATGAACACCACGGTGATTGTGACTTTGTTTGGATTCCGTATGAATCAAATTTGTCGTATATCTGGAGACATATCCAAGAATACTTGGAAGATACAGGTCTCTATGATGAATTCATGCCCGGAGCCACATTTGATCATTGGGTTAAGTTTGCATACCAACACACAAAGCAAAATAATGTGAGAGTATATTAACCATGCTCCCCGATATTACCTCCCAAAAAGTTGCGATTCCAGCCGCTCTTTTTTTGGCGCTCAGCCCAGGCGTTCTTTTGACCACCGACGGGCGCAGTCTCAAAATCGCGAACGGAAAGACAAATCAAATGGCTATTTTCTTCCACGCCCTCGTTTTCTTCCTCGTGTACAGCCTCGTCGCCAAGGCAATGGGTCTCGTTTTGACGAAGACAGACCTGATCGTGACGACCACCCTTTTCCTGGTCTTGAGCCCGGGTATGTTGTTGACCATCCCCCAGGGTTCTGGTGGTCTTCTCCGATCTGGTCAAACGAGCCTTCTGGCGGTATTGACCCACGCGATCGTCTTCGCGGTGGTATTCGCGATTTTGCGTCGTCAATTTCCTCAATACTATTAAATAGGAGGATGAAGTACCTTGTTTTGGGGCCTGCATCAATGGGTATATATTCAATGATAGGAACCCTCAAGGCACTTGAATCCAAGCTTGTGGATGTCAAGGAAATATCAGGATCCTCTGCGGGGTCAATCTTGTGTCTGTTTTTGGCTTTAGGGATGTCTATTGATGAAATTGTGAGTATAGCACTTGATTTAAATGTCCCCGAGTTTGTTAAAATACGCATAGGCTCCTTCTTTAACAAATTTGGATTTGTTGATTTGGTACCTATTCGGGAAAAACTAGTTGAGATCTGTGGCAGTGATCCGACATTTGAAGAATTAGATATGAAGATTTATGTGTCGGCGTTTTGTTTAAACACATCCGCCACGGAATACTTCTCAAAGGACACTCACCCCAATATGAAAGTTATTGATGCTGTGTGTATGAGTATAGCTATACCCCTCATCTTTGCGTGTGGAAAGTTTGAGGGAAGGACATATGTAGACGGGGGAACTCAAGAAGAATATCCAATGACACCATTTCTTGATAAGAAACCGACTGAAGTTACATGTATTAAACTTAAAATGGATAGAGTGTATCAAAAAGAAATAAATAACCCCAGACAGTATGTTGAATCTTTAATTCGTTCATCTCTATCGAATAGAGTTAATTATGGGGAAAATACAAAATTCATAGACATAAATGTAGGTGATACTAATATATTTGATTTTAATATGTCTTATGAAGATAAGATTAAATTGTATAATATAGGTTACTCTACTATTAGATAATTTGCTCCACTTTTTTGTTAACTTAATATAAAACAATGAATGCGTGTGACCCCGACGCAGATATACAAAATCTTAGGAAGTTAATCAAACTTAACACAGGGATTGATATTAAGTTAACAAAGAAAGAGATATGTGAAGCCTATCAGGATATTCAGGACGATAAATTGCCTCTGCCGCCAATGGTCATGAATTCAACGAGAACTTACTTGGTCGACAAGAAGTCTCCGTTGAAACCCAATGACTATGAACAACTTTTTGATTCTACCACTAAGCGAGTTGATCTCAAGAGAATTGCTCGTAAAGTTGGTCTCAAGAATATTGATCAGATGACGAAGATGCAAATTACGGACGCGATTGGTAGGCGCTTACGTTATATGAAAGTTCATGAACCCGTCAGATTCGCGAGACGAAAACGGGCTTCTGTTACTAAAAACACAGCAGTGAATGGTTACAATACCAACATTAACTCGGCGATGAATAATAACAATCTGAACCGAGTAAATAACAATAACACAGCAGTGAACCGGGTGAACAACGCATCAGTGAACAACACAGCAGTGAACCGAGTGAACAACACAGCAGTGAACCGAGTGAACAACACAGCAGTGAACCGAGTGAACAACACAGCAGTGAACCGAGTGAACAACACAGCAGTGAACAACACAGCAGTGAACACTAGGCAGAATAGACCCAAGAATAAAAATTCAAAAGTGACATTTCCATCTGGTAGTCTTTTTACAAAGGGTGAGAAACCAAAATTTTTGGGTGGCACAAAAAGTGCTGTGAAAACGCGCACAAATAATTCAAAACCTGCTCAACCAAATAAAAAGGGATTTTTTGCGGGTTTGTTTGGCGGTAAGAAGGAAGAGAAGAAGTTTATCGCAGCCAACAAGTTCAAGGGTTCAAAGAGTGGATATGTTTTTAGAAAAGGAAATAAGGGACCGGGTTACTACATAAATAATGGTCGTATACAAGGACCACAGTTACCATCCGTCGGTTATAATCAGCCGGTCCCAGCTATCGTACCAAAAAATGAAGATTTTTCTATTGAATTGGCCCTTGCCAGAGTTAAGCAACTTGGCCTCAGGGGTGAGAAAAGATTTGTAGATGAAATTTCCAAGGGGATTTCAAAAAGAAAGAATGTTGTACAGAGAGCTGAACAAGCTAGGAAGGAAGAAAATGAGATCATTGGTTTCTTAGAGCAACTTGATCTTACAAACGCAAACAGGGCCATGTTTATTCAACGTGTTGCAACTGGCGATTTTAAATCGCTCAAGGTTGAAGCTCAACTCAAGAGCGACGAAAAGCGTAACATCGTTCGCACAAACGAACAAAAGATGACGATGTTTCTTGAAACTACTACACTAGATGCAGCTAATAGACAAAGCTTTATAAATAGAGCTGGGAAGGAAGGTTCGAATGTTAATGCACTCATTGTGGAAGCTAAAAAACTACAAGAAACTAAAAAATCTATTCGTATTCAAAAAAAGAAAGATCAATTTAAACAGGTTCTGAGTAATTATGCATTAAGCAATGCCGATAAACAGGGTTTAATAGGTCAGATTACCGAAGATATTAATGTAAATTCAATGAAAAAACTAGCTAGTGAACTCGTAACAAAGAGAAAGGACGAGAAAAAGAATGCTATTCAACTAAATCTTCTTTCATTTTTGCAACCATTGGAAATACCCCAATCAAACAAAAACATGATTTTGAAAAAGGTGCGCGTTACAAACACTGACATAAATACATTGAAACGAGAAGCTCTTAACATTCAAAAGAAGAGAAAATCCGAATCTGTCAATGCAGACAAGAAAAGGTTAATGAATCGTTTGGAGCAACTCGGTCTCACACAAATTAATCAAAATGTCATTACCAAAAAATTCAGTAATGGTAATCGGAATATTGATAAGTTGATTGAAGAAGCCAAGAAATTGAAACAGAGTAGAAACAAAGAGGCCGTTAACACAAAACGCAAGGAGTATAGTTCATTTTTGAATACACTTCAGAGTCTTACAGTGGAAGATAAACAAACTCTTTTGAATGGCGGTAATTACAATCAGAATAAAGCTAGAGCTTTGGCTAAGGAGAGAGCTACACAAGCCAAGGCTCTGAAAAAGAATAACTTTTCAACATTCTTGAACGAGTTGGGTCTCGTGAATAAAGACAAAACCAACATGATGAATTTGTACAATGGTAACACTATCACAGTGAATGCCCTCAAAAGAAAGGCGACTGAACTGAAAAATAAGAGAGTTGGTGAAAAGAAACTCGCTAACAAGGATGCACTCAAGAAGAATCTTGAAAATGCTACCAATCTCGATAACGCCACGAAGACTGGCATCATGAAAAAAATGGAAGCGGGTGAAGCAAACCTTGCTACGCTTCGTAAGGAAATAACACAGTTGGTACAAAAGGCTAAAAATAACCGTTTGGCCAACAAAAAACAAAAGTTTGAAAAGAGTATTCAAAACAGCACCCTTTCAAATTCTAATAAAAATGCGTTTATAAGAAAGTTGAATAATTCCAATTTGAACCTTAATGCATTACGAAAAGAACTCAATACCATGATTGAAAAATCCGTCGAAACGCAAAGAGCTAAAGATCGCGATGAACTTGAAGAGTATATGGTATCTAAAAAGATGTCAAACACAGAGCGAAACGGGATTCTCAGTAAATTTAATGCCAATGGCAGAATTTCATTGGATATATTGAAGAAAGAAGCGAATGCATTATTGAAAGAGAGGGTTGAAGCTAAACGTGTAGAGAATGCTTCGAACTTAAACTCTTATAGCAGAAAACTGGGTCTCAATAACGCGACCATAAATACACTCACCAAGAAGCTAAATAGGGAAGATCTCAATTCGCTTAAGGCTGAGGCCAATAGAATTGCTCAGAAAAAGGCTAATAATTTTAAGAATGCTGAGAACAATGAACTGAAAAAGTATATGTCTAACATTGGTCTTAATGCCAATAATAAGAGAAATGTAATCGGTAAAAAACTCCCTCTCAGTGAATCAAAGAAATTCGCGAACAACCTTCTTCAAAAGAAGATTGAAGAAAAGAGAAATAAAAATAAAGCCGCACTTTCGGTCATTCTCAACAAACTGAATATTACTAACACCGAAAACAGAAACAAATTTATGAATAAATTGAAAAATGGTGGTAATATTAATGCAATTAAACAAAACGCCATCAAGTTTTCGGGTCAGAAAAAGAGGGTGACCAAGGGGCGCCAGCGACAAGAACTCATAGCTCACCTTTCTCAGTTGAGATTGAATACAAACGAACAGCAGTCATTCCTTAACGCGTTTAACAGAAACGCCGATGATTTGAATAGCATCAAAAAGCAGGCGTCGGTATTCACAGAAAGGAAGATAAATCAACAAAGGAAGGCGATTAGAAGTGAACTTCTCAACTACTTGAAGGGTCTTAAACTTGAAAGAACCAATTTAGCTTCAATTATGAAAAACTTTGATGAAACAAATACGAATCTGAATGTTCTCAAAACTAGAGCCAAAGAAATTGAAAAGTCTAGAAAACATGAAAAATGGGTTGAGGGTGATATCGAATTCAGGAACTATCTGAATACACTCAATAATCTAAGCAACCAAGACCGTGTGAATATAACATCAAAGATAAGTAATTCATTTGTCAATTGGAACGCACTCAAAAAACAAGCTACGAATTTGGCTGTAAAACGAGCGTCGGACAAGAGAAAGGTGCAACGAGACCATCTCGAGAAAACGATGGACAATTATGGGTTTGATAAGAAGTCAAAGAGAATTATTCTCAATCAGTTTGACGACCAAAAAGCAAATGTAACTACACTCATGCAGACAATTAAATCATTCAAGCAACAGAGGAACCAACAAAAGATGATTAAAAATAAACAAGAATTTGTGAAGTTCTTAAACCCACTCAACCTTAACAGGAGTGATAAGAATGAGTTATTGGAAAAGTACAACAATGGTACAACAACAATGAACAACCTCAAGAAAGAGGCGACAAATCTTGTGAATACAAGGAGAAAGACCAAACGTGATGAGTTGTTCTTCTATGTTTCAGAGCTTAACCTTGAAGAAAAGGATAAAAATCTCATCATGAGAAATTTCAATAAAAGACCAAGTGACTTTAGTAATCTCAAAAAGAAGGCTAAAAAACTCAAGAATGCTTCTAACGCCGCAGAGCTGGCAGAGATTCGTAAGGAACTTTCGGAATATCTCAAGGGTTTGAATATGCTCACCAACCAAAATAGAAAGAAACTATTAAATGCGCTACCACGCGCTTCTGCTCAAAATGTTCGCAACAAAGCAAACCAAGTTCAGGGAGAACGAGTGGTTGCTAAGAAAACTGCGGAAACTACAAAACTTGCAGCCGCTTCCAGGAATTTGGAAGAAGAAGACCGAGCTTATATTCTCAACAAATTCAATAAACAAAATGTTACATTGAACTCAATGTTGAAAGAAGTCGCGGAATTGAAGAAAAAGAAAGCTAACTCCAAAAGAGCTGCAGAAAGAACCAATCTTTATCAATATATCAATAACATCAATCTGAATGTTAAAGATAGAAATGTTATCATGACACAATTTGATAAGACAGATACAAATTTGGCTACGATGAAAGGGAAGGCAAATTCATTGAAAAAGACGGGCGAAGCTAAAAAACTTGCCGCCAATAGATCTGAACTTGAGAAGTATATGAAAAAGACGCTCAAACTCAGTCAGACGAATGTAAATTCTATATTAGCCAAATTTAATGCGGGTGAAAACACTATACTTTCTCTCAAGACCAATGCTGACGAGTTGTTGGCTAAGAGAAAGGATGAAAAGCGACTTGCAAATAGGAATGAACTAATTGCTTATTTTAAGGAAATTGGTCTTTCGGAAGAAAATGGAAAGGGTGTATTGAATAAATTCAATACCACAAACATAATATTAAAGAGCGCTCGCCAGGAAGCCGCTGTTGTTGTGAATAATCTTATTACACAGAAGAGAGCTCAAAACAGGTTAGAACTAGTTGAGTTTATGAATACTCTTCAAAATCTTACTAATGTGGGTAAAAAGAAAATTCTCAAAGAATATGATAGCGAAACCGCAAACCTGAATACTCTCAAGAATAGAGCTTCAGAAATAAATACAGCTGCAAAAAATAAAGCCGAACAAAGAAGAAATCTGTACCAATACATCAACGGATTGGGTATAAATGCTACACCCTACATGAACAAGTTTGATACCGGAAAGAGTACATCAAACAGTCTTAAGGCTAGCGCCAAAAAGGCTAGGGAAGAACTCAATGCTAAAGCTATTGATAGGAAGAAGGATAATCTTCGTGTGTTCATGAAAAATATGAGAATTTCTGGTACAAATAAAAATTCATTCCTCAATCGAATTAATCTTAACACCGATCTCAATAGTATAAAGAAGGAGGTAAAAATGCTTAATTCCCGAATTGGAAACAGGGAACAGAAAATTGCAGGTATGAAGACGGAACTTCGGGTATTCTTGAATACCTTGAATAATGTAACTCCACAAAACAAACAAAAATTAATTGCGAAGATTGTGAATAATTCAACTAATGTAAGTGAACTCAAGAATGAGGCTCGTGCTTTGAATAAGGGTGTTAAGAACAAGAGAGCTGAAGTGGAACGTCTCAAGAAAGAGGAAGAAATTCGTAAGATTGCCGAATCTAAAATCAAGAACGGATTGCGTCTCGAGAGTCACTTGAAGAGTATGAAGGACCTCACGGCTAATAGAGTTGAATACTATAAACGCGAACTCGCCGCCGAAAAGGGTACCCTCGCGGCTTTGATGAACCAATCTAGGGGAGAAAATGATAAACAAAAATCCGAAAAGGCTGCGTTCTACAAGTATATTCGCAACACTAAGATTCCACGAGATAAACAGAAGAATTATATTGCACGGGTCAAGGCGCCAAGATCCAATCTAACCGAAATTAAGAAGCTCGTGAATGCCAACATCAATGCAATTAAGAGTGAAGAGGTTAGATTTGCAGAACAACAAGAAGCTATTCGGGTGAAGAAGGAAGAAGAAGCTAAGAAGAAATTAGAACAAAATATCCAGACGCTTTCTTCAGCACTTCAAAACCTTACAAATCTTACAGATGAAGACCGTAAAAAATACATAAATAGTCTGAAGGAGAGACCAACCACTCTCAATATAGTTCTCAAGCAGGCTAAAGAAAAAAATGCGGGTGCAAAACGTTTGAAGGCTAAACTTGAGGAAGAAGCTAAACGTAAAGCCGAAAAACTCATTGAAAATAAAAAGAAGGCGAAAAACGCCAGGGACAAAATGTATAAGAACACCGCCGAATCTCTGCGAACCCTGACAAACCTGACACGTAATAACCGGAAGATGTTTATGGGGCGCCTCAATAAGAATGGGCAGCGACAAGTTATCTCTAATGCTACGGGTCTCGATGATGAAAGAAAGAAGGCAAGGAGAGAAGAGGAAAGTGCACGGAAAATAGAGGCGGAGAAGAAACGCCTTGAAGAAGAAGCACAAAAGAAAAGGAATGCCAACGCTTTGCGAATTAAGAAGGTGAAAGAGCAGGAAATGAAGAATGTGGCTTCCCGGCTCCAGAGTCTCACCAGTATCGAGAGAGAAAACCGAAAGAGGTTTATGGCCAGACTCGCTAAAAATGGTGCTCAAAAGGTTGTGGCTAATGCTACAGCACTCAACGGGGAGAGAAAGGCTGAACAGGCTAGACAGAGAAAGGCTGAAGAAGATAAGAGAAAAGCTGAACAGGCTAGACAGAAGAAGGCTGAAGAAGATAGGAAGAAGGCCGAAGAAGATAAGAGGAAGGCTGAAGAAGCCATAAAGAAGGCCGAAGAAGATAAGAAGAAGGCTGAAGAAAATAAGAAGAAGAGTAGAAATCTTGAGATAAAGAGTGTTGCTACTAAACTTCAAGGCCTCTCTTCCCTTGAGCGGGCGAATAGAAAGAAGTTTATGAATAGACTCTCCAAAAATGGTGCTCAAAAGGTTGTGGCTAATGCTACGACTCTCAACAAGGAGAGAAAGGTTGAACAGGCTAGACAGAAGAAGAAGGAGGAGATGGAAAAGAAAATGATTGAAGATAAGAAGAAGGCTGAAGAAGCCAGAAAGAAGTTTGAAGAGGCTAAAAGGAAAAGCCGGAACCGCGAAACAAAGCGAATTGCCACTAGACTTCAGGGCCTCACTTCACTTGAGCGTGAGAACCGAAAGAAATTCATGAATCGTCTAGCTGCTAACGGCTCTTCAGCTTCAAAGATATTAGCCAATGCTCAAGCTCTTAACGCAGATAGAAAAGATTCAGTCAAAAAGATACGAAACGGTGTTGAATGGAAACTCAAGAAGATTGGTGCACAGGGTTCCAATCTCAGGGCTCTCATGAAGAGATGGAATAATTCAAAGAATAAGACCATCTTTAACGAAGCTCGTAAGAAAGCGTCTGATAAGCAGCCTATGCTTGACAAGATCACCCGCGAAATTCCTGGTACATTTGGTCAGTGGAGACGTGGATGGGAAGATGCGGTGCGTAAAGCTGATACACCTCAAGAACTTCAAAGACTTGACCGCCTCCTCGACGAAAAATCAAAACTACGCAAGGAGATTGAAAAGGCGCCAATAGCAGAAGATAAGCGTCGGGGTCAGCTTCGCTTTGTGATGAAGATGGCGAATGATGTCGGTAAAAGGCGCGCGGAACTTGCGAAAGACATCAAGGATAAGAGAGATACGAAAGACAGGTCAACCAAGGATACCGCTACAAAGCTTCAATCCATGGATAGACTGGGACGCAACAACAGAAAGCGTTTCATGAACAGAATTGCGGGTGGTGAGAGTGGCAAGATGGTATTGAAAAATGCAGACAAGTTACAGCGTGACCGAACAGCCAAGCAGCGTCTTGAATCTGAGCGTAAAGAGAGAGAACGACAACAGTCACAGCAGCGTAAGGAACAGGGACGTAAGACTCGTGATTATGAGAAACAGAAGCAGGGTAAATTAAGGGGAAATACCGCAAGAATGTTACAGGGTATGACGGGTCTTGAAAGAAAGAATAGACAGGAGTTTATGAAGAGATTGAATAGAGGTGAAGAACCTTCAAAGGTCATAGCCAATGCCCAAAAACGATCAAAGAGTGCGGTTCGTTATACTGGGAAAACAGCGGTTGGCGCTCGCGCGACACCTCGGCCCACTCCACGAGCCACACAACCACAAGGTCGGGTCGCCCCTCGTACTAAAAAGTTAAGGGCTAAAAACCGAACCCGGGCGCAGGTTGCTAAAAAACGCGCAAGAAGATAAATAATATATATACATATAAATGTCTTCTCTGTGTGCGTATTTAGTGGGAAGGCGCATAGAATATCTAGCTACACCAGAACCCAAAATAGAAATAGAACCAGAACCGGAACCAGAAAAGAAAGGTAAGATTGGTTATATACTTGTGGGTATTATGGGGATTATTTTATCAAGAAAGTAAATAAAATACACAGTAAAATACGTAATTTATTTAGTTTGTATAAAGTTTAAAATGAAAAATTAGGGTGAGATACCGTATACTTCCTCTTCATAACCACCTATCTCATACCCCTCAGAGGAAGATCCCGTCAGACCAAGAAGATCAAAACGACCACACATCCAACTACTCCACTCCTTTGGATAAATGCGAACCGCCGTGGTACTTACTGGGGTGTTGAATGGAACCCATACAATGTCATCTTCGTTACTTGTACCATAGAATTTAGACCCATTGTCGACATTCTTCCACTGACCCGTGGAATCCTTGTACTTTGCGGTAAATCTAGTGATCCACTGGGCACCTCCATCTCCTCGTCCCTGGATAGCCACACCCCCTACTTTGGTTGGGCTGTCCATCTGCATTTCGTGCCACTCGTTAGTACTCTTGTTGGCACCATTCTTGGGGTGCCACCCAGTTCGACTGTTCAGAGTACCCTTATTTGGGTGCCAATTGGGGTCGTTGTTCTTCGACCACCACGAAGACGCCGCACGTTTATTTCCTGGGATGTTGAGGAGTTTGAGTTCGGATTTTTTGAGAGTTGAATTAGTTATGAGACCCGCACGGAGAGACATGTGCTTGTTGAAGGTTTTTGGATAAATGCGAATGTACCGGGTCTTCACTGGAGTAGCAAACTTCACTTCGACCAGAGTGTCAATATCCGTATTACCATCGAAGACGGCACCCTTATCAACGTCTCTCCAATTACCGTCATTGTAGTATTTGACTTTGAAAGTTTTAACAAATTGTGGCCCCCATGATTTGTTACTACTATCAATTCGCCCCTTGATGGCCACGCCACTAATATCGGCAATCTTTCCATTGTCCATCTGGTACCACACACCATATCTATTAACATTAGCGGACCAGGCCTGGGGTGAATCGAGTTTACCTCTGTTGTGGGTTTTCCTCTGACCACGATTAGAACCCCAAGGCATAGAAGACGTCCTAAACTCGACTGGTACATCCACCACGGCGGGGGGTCCGAGAGCTTTGGGTAAACCGCCACCATGTATAAAAGCGGCCGCAGCCGCCGCTGCTGACGAAGATGAACAACACAACGCCAATAACAAAATGATACGACCTGACATCTTTACTCTACATGGATATTTTTTTGGTTAAAGACTTAAAGTCATACATAGCTATGGATACCTGTGACGTTTGTTGTGAAAAGTTCAACAAAATAAATCACAAAAAAATTGATTGTCCCTTTTGTGATTTACATAGTTGTCGCTCATGTTCACAAAGATATCTCCTATCCATCGTAGACGATCCTCATTGTATGGGTTGTAAAAATATATGGAATAGAGAATTTGTAGATACTTGGTGTACTCGCTACTTTCGGAACACGGAACTTCGTCGTCACCGGGAAATGATCCTGTTTGAGAGAGAGAAAATTCGCATGCCGGAAACTCAACCCGAAGTTGAGAGAATACTTGCAATGCGTAAAATTCATACAATCATTACCGAACAACGAATAAGGCTCATAGAATTACACAACAACCATGGTATATATGTACCGGTCACTTCAGACACACCAATACCACAGGAAATCCTAGAACTTCGTGAGGATATGGAACAAAGTTACAGGGAGTTGGAGAGACTAAGACATGGAGGTGATCTTGTTGTGGACGAGCCATCAAAGAAATTTATTCGTAAGTGTCCAACTGAAGAGTGTAAGGGTTTCATGAATGAGGACTGGTTTTGTGGTCTATGTGACCGTCATTTTTGTGAACACTGCAATGAGGAGAAGCATGAGGGACATCAATGTAATCCGGATGCAGTTAAAACGATGAAACTTCTCAAAAAAGATACAAAGCCCTGCCCTAAATGTGGAACAATGATTCATAAGTTATCCGGGTGTCGTCAGATGTGGTGTCCAGATTGTCATACCGCATTTGATTGGGTGTCGGGAAATATATCGACGGGTCGTATTCACAACCCCCATTATATGGAGTTTAAGAAAGGGCGCATTTCTGGAAGGGAACATGCTGATATTCCTTGTGGTGGTACCCCAACATTTAGAGAACTTCGAGAAATGGGTGCTCCAGATAACATCATGAGTTTCGTCTCAATTTTAACGGGTCTTGAAAGAGATATTACATATAGATACGGTGATTTCTATGACGACGACAACCGATATCTACGAGTAGTCTACATGCTTAATGAAATTGATGAAAATCCATTCAAGAAGGAACTTCAAAGGCGGGAAAAACAACGAGAAAGATATAGAGATATTAGTAACATTTTCCAAATGGTTGTGGATACGGGAGGTGATCTGTTAAGACAGTATATATTAGAACCTGATCGCGTGGATGAAATATTAAACATATGCAGAAAATTAATTGAATATGCAAATGAAGTCATCACGTTAATCAGGAAGAGATATAACTGTATACTCCCAGCTAATATTTATCTCTTCTAAATATAAGATGTTCATTTTGTTGTGTCTTATATTATTGTTCATATATCTGATACCAACATACGTAAAACCTAGAGTTATAAAGTCATTTATTACAGAAGAGGAACGTGAACACATCATACGTAAGGCTAAAAAGAAATTAGAAGTATCAACTGTAACTGAAAATGGTAAGCTGGATAAGAAAGTCCGAGATAGTGAAACTGCTTGGCTTAATGTAAGTGATCCCATCGTGAAACGTGTGATTGAGAAATGTGCGTCCTTAACAGATAGACCCCTGAAAAATTGCGAACACCTTCAGGTGTTGAGGTACAAACCAGGTGGCCACTACAAACCTCATCAAGATACATTCAGTGATGTGAGAGGAAACAAACGAATGTACACAGTAATATTGGGTCTCAATGATAATTATCGGGGTGGTGAGACGGAGTTTCCCAATTTAAATAAAAAATACAAACTTGAGGCAGGTGACGCTCTTTTCTTTCATACCCTTGATAACTATGAACTTATGACATCCAAGGCTTTACATGGGGGTCTCCCTGTAAAGTCTGGAGAAAAATGGATATGTAACTTGTGGGTACATAAATACCCTTACAATTCGTGAGCTACTTTTTCTCGGTTGGCCATGTGAAGCGATTCCACATCGGCTTTGTTCTGCCCTGTATATGGAACAGCATACCCGTTCTCACACATCCAGCGATTAACATTCGTCCAGTTACCATCTTCCGATACCCACACTTCCGCCAAAATGCGACCAAACTTACCCCTCGAATCAGCCTCCGGGCATCTGAGCTGGATCTCGATATCATCCTTCTCAGATTCCACTGCCTTGAGACACCATTCCTTGAGCTTCTTCTTGGAGAGAAGACCAAATTTCTTCTCTTCTAAATCGCGAGTGCGAGACTCCGGGGTGTCAATTCCTAGGAGACGCACGCGCTGCTTGGTGCAGACATCGAAACCTAGATCAATAGATACATCTATCGTGTCTCCGTCTACGACCTTCTCTAAAGAAGAAACGCGGTAAATGAATTCACATAGTTCCTGAGAATATGTCGTCATCGTTTATATATGTCAGGATTTTAATTGAAGTCTCTCGTTTATGAGTTTTATGTAATCTTCATTAAGTTCGACCCCGACGAAGGGAAGACCCAAATCTCTCGCGGCTACGCACTCACTCCCCGACCCCGCGAACGGTACAAACACGTACCCGTTTTCGGGTGGTTGCTTACACGATTTCAATAG